GGACAGCGGTCGTGCTGGTACCAAATCAAGTTATGCTGCTATTCATGGTATTTACAAGATTGTAAGCGAAGATGAATGTTCAGTAATCGTCATGAGAAAGTTTCACAATAAGCTTTCTAAGACTGTCTACAATGAATTCAAACGAGCAATCAAACGTCTAGGATTGAAGAAAAAACAGTTTAAGATAACTAAGAATCCAATGAAGATTACATATCTTAAAAATGGCAATTCGGTTTATTTTACAGGAAACGATTCTATTGATGATACAAAAGGGATTATTGATGAAGAAAAACCTATCAAACTTGTTATTTTAGATGAGCTGACCGAGTTTTTTGAACGTGGCCAAGGAGAAGATGAAATATCCAACATAGAAGCGACATTCGTACGTGGTAATGATGATGAATTCTGTATGGAGTATTATTTCAACCCTCCTAAAAATCCTAACGCATCCATTTTTAAATGGGTCAAAAAGATGGAAAAACGTAGTGACTGCATTCATATCCATGTTGATTATAGAGATGTTCCAGAAAAGTGGCTTGGTAAAAAGCTTATTCAATCAGCAATGGAAATGAAAAAAGTCGATGAAAGAATGTACAACTGGATTTGGCTAGGAATATCAATTGGTTTGGATGAAATCATTTATTATATGTTCGATAAAGATAAACATGTTTTGGACAGAAATCTTACAAATGATGAAATAAATGGAATTACAAGGATTGATGCATCTTGCGATTATGGTCAAATGAATGCAACAGTATTTGAGTTTTGGGGACTCAACCCTACACAGAAAATCATTTTTGGACTTGATGAATTCTATCATTCGGGTCGTGAAAGTGGTAAACAGCTGACACCAAGCGAATATGCTTTTAAATTCAAGAAGATGTGTGAAAAAATCAAAGAAGAATTTGGTCAGTATCCACAAAGTCTTTATATTGATCCAAGTGCAAGAGGGCTTGCTGAAGAAATCAAAAGAGCCTGTCCATTTATCAAAATAAGAGGTGCTCAAAATGATGTCAAATTAGGGATTTCAAGAGTCCAAAAAGCAATAGCATTTCAAAAAGTACTGTTTAGTGCACGTCAGGAAATGCTTTTGAATGAAATCGTTATTTACAGCTATGATAAAAAAAGCATTGAAAGTGGTGCTGAAAAACCAGTAAAAGATGATGATCACTGCATGGATGCATTGAGATATTACATCATGGGCATTTGGAAATACATTAAAAGATATCTTCCTGATGTCGAGAAGAATGAAGGTGGTGAGGATGATTAGTGTTTACAGCAATAAAGAAATTTCTAGAAAGGATTAAGAACAGAATGTTTGCAACAAAAGATATAAATAAATTTTTCGATATCGATATTGCAATGTCGAATGACATGGTCAATTCAATTGATTTATGGAATAAGATTTTAGAAAACAAGCAGCCTTGGCTAAGTGAAGAAAAAGGTGTCAAATCATTAGCATTGGCACAAGGGATCAGTGAGGAACTTTCTAAAACTTCAACAAGAGAATTGATATCAAAAGTCATATCAAATGATTTTGTCAATCAGGAATATCAAGAATTCATCAAAGATATGAATGAAAATCTTCAATGGGCTTTAGGCGAAGGCGGTGTTGTTTTTAAGCCATATGTAAGTGACAATCAAATATTCGTTGATGTTGTACATGCTGATAAGTTCTTTCCTATTACGTTTAATGGAAGAAAGAAAATCACCGCAGGTATCTTTGTAGAACAGATTTTTAAAGGCAAAAACGTGTATACTCGATTAGAATATCAAAAATATGAAAATGGAGTAAATACGTTTGAAAACTATGCATTTATGAAAAAAGATTATTCTCAAGGAAACTACAGTTTCTATACGGATTTTGGCAATCAAATTCCATTGGATACTGTTCCTGAGTGGAAAGACTTGGAGGAACATTTTGAGATTGGTGGCGTTGACAGGCCACTTTTTTCTTACTTCAAAACACCAATCATCAATACGATTGATAAGATGTCTCCTCTTGGTGTGCCATGCTATGTCAAGGCAATCAATCTGATTAGAGATGCAGAAGAACAATACAGCAGATACATTTGGGAATTTATCGCTGGTGAAATGGCTGTTGAGGCTTCTGGTGACGCATTTGAAATTGATTCACACACCCATGAGCCAAAACTTCCTGAAGGAAAGAAAAGATTGTTCAGAACATACGATATCGATAATTCATCAGGACAAGCAACAAACATCAATGATTTAATCAAAGTACATGCTCCTCAATTAAGAGATGCCAATTATGCTGCAGGATTTAATGATATTCTAAAGAGAATTGAATTTGAATGTGGTTTATCATATGGAGATTTAAGCGATCCACAACAAGTCGATAAAACTGCGGAAGAAATCAAGTCATCCAAACAAAGAAAATATGATACTGTTTCAGCTATTCAAGACAGTTTGAATACTGTACTTGAAGATATAGCATATGCAATGAATGTTTATGCTATCGGAATGGGCAAATCAAAGTCTATGGAATGTGTTGTTGAAACTGATTGGGGAGACAGTATCTTGACCGATACTGAAAAACAAAGAAATATCGACCTTCAAGAAGTCAATGCTGGTTTGATGCCTGAATGGAAATACAAAGTCAAATGGCAAGGTATGAGTGAAGAAGAAGCAAAAAGAGAAGTTGCTGAAAATTCTGATGAAGGCATTGAATACGATGATGATGAAGATGACGATACAGAAGAGGATGTAAATGTTAACTGATAAATTTTTAGAAGAGTCGGGTGATGATGTCTCAAATGACTTCAGCACATTAGAAACTCTTCTTTTAATTTGGATGGGTTTACGTTTAAGAAATCTTGCATCTTTAGAAGATATCGAAGAAGAGTATCCAAAATGGAAAAATAAAGCTAGTAGAGAGTTTTTTGAATATTTGGGTACTGAGTTCCAAAAGGTCAAGAAATCGTCTCAAAACAAAGTAAAATCGGCTATCAAAAATGGAATAGCAATGACAGTAAGCAATATCTTTTCAAGATTGAAAGATACTGATGCTCAAACTTCTAAAAAAGACATGTTGAACAGGTCAAATAAGAATTTGAATAAAGGTATCAAGGATACTCAAGGTGAAATCAAAAACCTTTGCAACATTTCAAGAAAATGCACAAACAAGCAATTTATAAAAGCATGTGATGAAGCATATTCTAGAATTGTTGCAGGAAACAATGCCGACAAAGCCATTGAATTATCAATCAGAAAGCTTTCTCAAAAAGGTATTGAAGTAGTTGGTTATGCTGATCATACAACTTCAATGGATACTGCAGTTAAAAGAGCAGTTACAAGTGGTGTCAATCAAACGTCTTTGAAATTTAAAATGGATAACTGCAAAGAGTTGGGCATTAACATTGTAAAGACTTCAAGTCATGGAGGTGCTCGACCATCCCCATCAGGAGTGGCAAGGTAAATTATTTTATCTTCATACTCCTGTAAAAGGTCTACAGAACTTTAAAAAGGCAACGGGATATGGCCGTGTTGATGGTCTAGGCGGAGCAAACTGCAGGCATTCTTTTTATGAGGTTACTGATTATGAGTATAAGAACAATCTGGTTGATACTGAAGAATTTGACAAGAACAGGAATGATGATCAATACGAACTGGAACAAAAGCAAAGATATTATGAACGTCAGATTCGTTCTTGGAAGAAAAGAAAGAATATTCTTGATGAATGCGGTGTAGATTCCACCAAAGAAGCTAAAAAGATTAGAGAATGGCAAGATAAACGCTCTCAATTCATTAAAGATAGCAACATTCACTTCAAGAAAGAACATGGTATTGATAACGTTCTTAAAAAGGCTTATCCAAGAGAGAAAGTAGTCATGGCTGAACGCAGCACAGAAGAAGCTTTAAAAATACTCAAAAAAACTAGTTTCAATTCTGATAAAAAAGAATTTGAAATGTTTTCAAAAATATTAAAATCTTCAATTATGCCAAAAAGCATAGAAGAGTATCAAAATATGAAGTATACTGATATTGATAGATACAAAGCAATTCAATTAGATGTTAAAAATGTAAATCTTCAAAATGAGATTATTAAGATATATAATTTATCTTTGCGAGAAGGACAGCAAGGGAAGCATATTTTAGGTCATAATAATTATCTTAAAGGAAGAAGCTATATTTCTAATGCCACAATGGAAGAAATTCAACAATGTATTTCAACACACGCAGGCAAAGGAATTATACAACGAACAGCGAATGGGAATTGGAATAATAAAGAGCTAATTATTGATGAAAATATGGAAGGATATGTTATTGATATTGATGGGAATTTAATATTAACACATAGATTCATGATTCATTACAGTAAAGATAAAGGAACACATTTAGTGCCTACATTAAGAAAGGAGTAAGGAACATATGACAGAAAAAGAATTATGGGGATATTTTGGAAAAAAAGTAAAGGTAAAATGTGTCACAGGTGAAACCATAAAGGGTATTGTTAAAGGTTTTACTAGAGCAATTGATAATGATCCTGAAGTTGCAAGCATAGAAATTCCTTATTCTGATAACGGCTCTTATGAAATTATGGCAAATGAAATTAAAAGTATAGATATACTTACCGATAGCAAATGAATATAATGTAAGTGAGATAAGTGATTACGCAAAGGAAATGTTTAAATTACGTAGATACGATGAAGTAGAAGCTGAATACATAGCTTCAACTAGCAGAAAGGGGCGGAAATAAAATGGCTTTAAGACATTATCCTAAAGAAATAGAAGAACTGATGGAAATATGGGAACCGTATGAAGATAAAGTAAAAGATGGAGTTATGAGAGATGCCCCAAAAGAAGCAATTGAAGCGTTTAATAAGTGTAAAAAATGGGCTTGGGAACAAGGACAATAAATAATAAGTCAACGAAAGTTGGCTTTTTCTTTTACTTAAAATCAGGAGATTTGATATGAAAACTTTAATAAAAGTATTATTCGTTCTTTTAATCGCTTTAAAACTTATTGATCTATTCATTTGTGGGTTATGTAAAATTCTTATCCCACTTTTTATTTTCGGTTTAATTATGATAATTGCTTTTATTTTAGAAATTTTTTAGTAAAAAAGGAGAAAAAAATGAGTTCAGGTGAATTTATTGAAATTTGTAAAGAAGAAGTTAGAAAGCACAATGAGCAACACATGGATAAAAAAGAAGATTTTGTAGTTTTTGTTGTATGGCAATGTAAGACATTACAAAACCATAAGGCTATTTTAAGTGCATCAAATAAAGGAGCTATGTTGTATGAATGTACGTACAATGGAGACAAGAAAGAGCTCTATATTGATGCTTATAAGAAATTTGAAAATAGATGCATAAAGTTAGGAGAATAGAAATATGAAATTTAAAAGAGCGTTTAAACTTATGTATAACGGAGAAAAAATTAAGCTCCCATCTTGGGGTGGATATTGGTATTGGGATGATGAAAAGAAAACAGTCATTATGCATACCAAAGAAGGCCAAGAAATGGATATTAGAGAAACTGAAAGAGTCATTTATACGTTATCTAATATTCTTGATGATGGATGGGTTCTTGCTGATGAAGAAAACTGCCCAGAATTAGGTGGAGAGGCCACTTTTGGGTTTGATGAAGCTATTAAGTATTTAAAACGTGGAATGAAAGTGAAACGTAAAGGATGGAATGGCAAAGACCAATACATTGAACTTGCAACAAACGTATCTTTCAAAACACCTAATGATGAAGTTATTAATGTAGATCATATTGATATGGGTAATAAAGCAATTGCCTTTCATGGGACAAGCGGTGTGCAGTTAGGATGGTTAGCAAGTCAAAGTGATATGTTATCAGAAGATTAGACTTTTGCGGAAGAGAATTAAGGAGAAAATAGAAATGTCATATGAATTAAAACAAAATTTAGCCAACCGTGCCAATTATGGAAGTAAAAGAGATTTATCAAAAATCAAATACTTAGTTATTCATTATACAAACAACGATGGAGATAGTGATGAAGCAAATGGAAAATATTTTGCTAGAGAAGTTGTTAAAGCATCTGCTCATTATTTTGTTGATGACGATTCAGTAACTCAAAGTGTTCCAGATAATTATGCTGCTTATGCGGTTGGAGGTAAATGTCAATCAAATCACCACCCATATTATGGTACGATTAAAAACACTAACTCAATTTCTATTGAGATGTGCGATAACCATAAAGATGGTACTGTTCATATTTGCGATGAAACTCTTGCTAATACTTATGCGTTAGCACGTGCATTGATGAAAAAATAAAATATTGATATTGATCACGTTGTACGTCATCACGATGTCAATGGTAAATTATGCCCAAACTGTAATGGTTTACTAAATGATAACGTATGGCAAACATTCAAGAATAACATTGTTAACTCTACAACTGGAGCACTAGGCACAGGCACTGTAGTTCCAGCTGCTGCTAAAAATGATAAATTAGACAGTTTGATTGCAAGAGGTCAACAACATTCAATCAACTTTACAGGTCATTCAATTGCAACTGATGGTGCATATGGTCCTAAGACTCAAGCAAATGTTGCTAGATGCTTCCAAGTTGCAATAAACAAAGATTATGGAGCTAAATTAAAGGTTGATGGTGCTTTTGGTAAAAACAGTAAATCGGCTTTAGGTAAACACTATGTAAAACGTAAAGAAACTCAATGCCTTGTTACAGCAGTAGAAATTGCATTAATGTGTAGTGGATTAGAAGCTGCAGTAAAACAATTCCAATCAGATAGAGGATTGAAAGTTGATGGAATTGCAGGAAGAAACACTATTTTGAAATTAATGGGTGTTTAGAATGAAAAAACTAAAGATTATTATCATTGTATTACTTTTATTGATTATTTGTTTACTTGCCAAAAATACTCAACATCATTTTCAAATTATCGAAAAAGATAATCAAATTGAGAAATTAAAACAAGAAAATTTGAAACATCAATACCAGATTGAAGAAATGAATGAACAATGGGGAGTTTACAGTGAATAATATTAAAAATATGATGTACAATATATATGCACATTCAATGTGTTAGTTAATAGAAAAAGTGAAATGTAATATTATCTATTCTTCAGAAAGTCTACAACCTTATTTATTAACTAAAAAGAAAGAACTACTCATTAATTTGAGT